GCGAATAAGTTTCAGGTATTTGTGTATCGTTCCATACTCCAAAGTATTCAGTAAAACCTGATATGTATTTGTCATCAAACAAGTGCCTTGCTACTGCCCTTTTATTTAAAAAGTATTGATAACAAAAATCTGCTAGTTCTGTTGATATAGCACTTTTAATTACTTGGTATTTATTTTTCTTAAAGCTCATCTATATGGGTATCCTAAATTCCAACATACTAAAGAGTTTCGTATGCCTTTGGTTACTGGTTTAACTCTATGCCAAACAAAAGAAGGGAAAACTATAACGCTGCCTTTTTTTCTAATTTCTTCACATACTCTTGGTTGTGAGCCTTCATCTGTGTTTCTAAAATCAAACTCTAAATCTCCACCCTCGTATTCATCAGGGTTAGTAAGCGATACAGTCATACTAAGTTTTCTTAACTTACCATGTGTATTGGCATCATCAGGATGGTTATAAGGTTCTTCATTTGAATCACAATGCCAGTCATAAAACTGACCTTTTTTGTATTCAGTAAATTGACAAGATTCTGAAAAATCCCATTCAAAATTCCAACCAGCACTAGCGTTTGCTTGATGGATGTAAGGTTGTATTTCGTTGTATATCCATCGGTCATTCATCCAAACAACATCAGACTTGCGTTTCTTTTGGATGTTTTTGAGTTCTAGTTTGGTGAGATTATCTTTATTAGCGTTGCCTGTAAGAGCCATTTGTTTGTCTTGTTCTTTGCCATATTTAATAATTTCATCACATATTCTTTCAGGAATAACTGATTCAAAATACCAATAGTACCATTTTAAATTCATGTATTTATTTAGGATTTAGGTCCAGTTACCTGCTTTGACTTGTCTATAGACTTGTCGCAAATCCCAACAGCTTGATGTTCCTGCTACAGCTTCTTTTACAACAACAATACCTGAGCCACCTACTGAACCTGCTGCTGGAATTGGAGCATAACCTGCTGTACCACCACCACCACCACCTAAATTAGCACTACCATTAACTCCTGCTGCTGAATCGTGAACACCACCATTTCCACCACCACCAGCTCCACCTGGACCAGCTGATACAGCAGGGCTTCGTGATGAGCCACCTCCACCACCTGCGTAAGTTACATCTGAACCAGTTAGAGTAGATGGTACGCCATCACCTCCTGCTCCACCTATGCCTGATTCATTGCCAGGGTTAGGAAAATCAGAACCTCCTGCTGTACCTATTTCAGATGCTCCGCCACCTCCGCCACCTGCGTAATTCACTGGTGCTGAACCACCAAGACCAGCATTGAATCCTTGAGACGGACTTACTGGAGGTGTGTTACCTGAACCATTATTACCTGCTTCGTTTCCATATCCTGATGCTCCACCACCTGATCCGCCATCTTTACCTACTTTTTGTGCATCTGAGCTTCCACTTCCTGCTCCACCGCCACCTGTTGAGGTGATTGGGGTAGGTGTACCTAAAACGGAATTTGCTCCATCTCCACCTTGTACATTTTCTGCTCCTGCTGTGCCTCCTGCTCCAACTGTTATTGGATAAGGAGAGTTTCCTGAAACTGGATTGCTTGTGCCTGTGCGAAAACCACCTGCTCCACCTCCTCCACCGAGGTAACGACCACCACCTCCTCCGCCACCAGCTACCACTAAATACTCTATTTCAGTAGTTTGTGGTTGAGTGGTCAACGTCCCACTTGAATTAAATGTAGTAATTTGTTCAGCTTGAACGCTTTGTGCTGCTCCGATTAATCTTGGCATATTACACCCATGTTCCTGCTTTTACATTATCGTAAAGTGCGTTCATATCCCATACCCCTGAAGCAGACCCTGCAACGTCTGGTCCTTTAATAATAACAACACCAGAGCCACCACTACCACCACTACCATATCCAAAGCCTGGGCTCGGTCTATTTGCAGTAGTTTGGTTCGCACCGCCACCGCCACCTCCGCCTGTGTTAGCTGTTCCTGAAGCAGTACCAGTTGGGTTACTGGGAGAGAAAGGACCAGATAAAGGGTTTCCTGCTTTTCCACCACCACCTGCACCACCTGCACCACCTACATTTGGCATACTTACACCTGGATTTGGGAATTTAATAGCACCAGTTGGCGATGACATTCTGGCAAAAATATATTCACCTCCACCGCCACCACCTGCTCTTGTAACAGGTGAGCCAGTTATTGAGGATGTTACCCCTGCACCACCAGCAAGACCAGCATTTCCTCGTGATGTTGGGATATACCCTTCTGGGTCAAGTTCAGGTACTATTGGCGTACCTTCTGCTCCTGCTCCACCACCTGCACCATTTATCTGTACCTTAAAGGCAGGACCACCTGTAGCTGTTGGAGTTCCAGGACCAGGTGTTATAGCACCATAACTACCAGGATATCCTTGCCCAGTAGTACCAGCTTTTGAGGTATTTGGATTGGGAAGTCTGGGAAATGCGCCACCTGAACCTCCATCTCTTGTGCCTGAAGGAATCCAGTTAATTGTTCCAGATGCTCCGCCACCTAAAGAGGTAACTCCATTAAAACTTGAATTTGAGCCAACGTGTCCTGCATTATTATCAGGATTATAAGGTGGTCCAGGTTGTGGGCTTAGTCCGCCTGGACCTCCGCCACCAACAACAACTGGATAAGATGAGCCACCAGTAACAGGGCTTAATGCTTCTGCGGAAGCTCCGCCACCTGATGATTCGCCAGGAACTGATGAACGATATCCACCTGCTCCGCCACCATCGTGACTTGGAGAGCCACCACCCCCACCAGCGATTACGAGATATTGAACTTCAGACGTGCTTGAAGGTGCAGTATAAGTACCGCTAGAGTTAAAGGTTTCTACTTCTCCATCACTGCTACCTGTAGGTAGGTTATCTGGTCCTATTATTCCACCATTAGAATTAGCCATAGTTAGACCTCATTCCATTGTAAATTAGAAGCATCCCATGTGTAATTTGTTTCTGTTCCTTCTAGTTGTATATTATCAGACCAAGTAGAACCAAGCCATTGTAAGTTAGGTTCATCCCAAGTAGGGAATACTGTTAAACTTCCTATCTCAGATACACTTGGATATGTAACTGGAGCTAACCAATCTCCATTAGAGTCTAAAGACCAAGAGGGATAAGGTTGAGGGATTATAAACATATCTAAAGAGGAATCGTACAATCCCCCAATACCTGCGTATTGTTTTCTAAAATTACTGTTGTATGAGGTTTGTTTCCAAGCAGCACCACCTGTTCCGTAAGGAACAATAGATGCTACAAATGTTTCTGCATCTGTGTGTTGGTCTCCACCATTAGCATCTACATCATCGTTAGATATTACAATTACTCGTAATACTTCGTTGCTACTGTTAAGTTCTGCAAAATGAGCCATAATTAAATACCTCCTAAATTAAGCGTCGTCTAATTCTTCGTAACTAATAGTGTAAGTCAGGTCTGAAGCTGCACTTGCACCACCCTCTAAAATGTCTCCTTCTTGAAGGTAAAAACTAGAGTTCTTATCAATCAATACTAAGGTTGCATCTGCTGGAACAGCAATGGTAGAAGCAAATAAAACTACTGAGCCACCACTTTTAATAATGCCCATTGTTACAGTAGCAGAATTTGTACCATCAATATTAGCTATAATAATGCTGTTTACTTTAATTAACTTATCACTTGCACAAGTCAATAAGTCGGTTGTTACTGTAGTAGTTAAAGCTCCTTGTATACTTTTTCCGTATATCGAGGTTACTGCTACTAGGTTTGGGTTTGCCATTTTATTCTCCTATATTATCCAAAGACTAAAGCCATAGCAATAGCTTTACCCGTTGTAGCTTTTGTATCAAGCTGGGTTTGTATGTTGGAACTTACTCCATCACTAAAATTTAATTCTGCTGCACTTGATGTTACATTTGTTCCACCTATATCTAAAGTGGTCATTGAAACTTCTCCTGCAACTGTAACTATCTCGGAAGCTACTGTTATTAAATCAGTGTCTCCAGTGTGTCCTATAGTAGAACCATTAATAATAACGTTATCAACTGTAAGCGTTGTAAGCGTACCAAGACTTGTAATATTTGATTGAGCTGCTGTTGTTACAGTAGCTGCTGTACCTGTAGTATTTTGATTACCTGCTGAATTTACACCCGGTAAATCAATATTAGCTGAACCATTAAAACTTACGCCACCAATAGTTCGAGCTGTTGTTAAAGTAGCTGCTGAACCTGTTGTGTTTTGGTTAAGAGTTCCAACTGTTAAATCAATTGTGCCATCACCATCTTCATATGCTACAGTAATTCCTGATTCTGTGTTAGAACTAAACATAGCTCCAACTGTATCTTGTACAACCTCTGAAAGGTCTATATTTCCTGTACCATCAAAAGAAACACCGTGTATGGTTCTAGCAGTTGCTAATGCTGTAGCTGTAGCTGCAAGTCCAACTGCAATGTTTGCAGTACCATCAAAAGATGTGCCACCAATAGTTCTAGCTGTAGCCAAGGCTGTTGCAGTACCTGCGTTACCAGTTGTATCTTGGTTAAGTGTACCGATTGTAAAGTCTAAAGTGTTGTCAGCATCTTGATAAGCAACTGTAATGTTTGTTTCGGTGTTGCTTGATACCATTGCACCAACTGTATCAGATATAACCTCAGACAAATCAATGTTAGCAGTACCGTCAAACGATACACCATGAATTGTACGTGCTGTAGCTAACGCTGTAGCTGTAGCTGCTAAACCTGTAGTATCTTGATTAAGTGTGCCAATTACAAAGTCTAAAGTATTATCAGAATCATCATAAGTAACTGTTATGTTAGTTTCAGTGTTAGAGCTAACCATAGCTCCTACAGTATCACTAATTGTTTCAGCTAGTGTTACACCACCAATAGTAATTGCATCAGCTTCTAAAGTACCAT